AATATAGATCCATCACATCAACTACAAATGATTCCTCAAGCACAACCCTATCGTGAAACTGATGAATACAAGCAGAAAAGAAAACAACAATGGAAAGATTATTATCGTCTCAATGAAGCGGTCAAGAAAGAACAACTCCAGTGTGACTGTGGAGGTAAATACACACACCAAGGACGCTCTCAACACTTCAAGTCCAAAAAACATCAGTATTTTATAGATAATGGTGAATCGGTTAAGGTGTTAACAGAAGAAGAAAAGAAAGCGAGAAAGAAAATAGCAATGAAAAAATATGATGATAAGATTAATAGCGTCAAACATACTTGTGAATGCGGAGGAGTTTATATAAATAAACCAGAGTCGAAGATCCGCCACGAGAAATCCAAGAAACATCAGAAATACTTAGAAGCGTAATCGTGAATGCAACAAAAGACGAGATACAATTTTCCCGCTCTGAAGATCATATGTAAATTTTTTTATCTAAAAGAATCTCATTGGTTAATATATGACTTGAATATGGAAAAAATTAAGAAGACACTCGTTGAAATATTAAAAATCGCTAGCACACATTTTCAAGTAAGTCACAAGTTTCTATACCCTATTCGTCAAATGATAAAACTGTTAGATAAGAAGTTCGTCTTCGAATCATACACGTTACCCGCTTCTGAACGACTACCTCTCACTAGTGCCTCTCGTATTGATATGTTTAACCTATTGTACACGATAGACATTCCCGATACAACAGATGAAGTAAGTGGTAAAATGAAGTATTATTTCACGCAATTTGAATCTAGCATTTATAATTATGAATGAATTCAAAAATGAATTTCTATCTGAAAGAGAGCAAACATAAAAGTATATAAAAAAAACAAAGACAAAATGCCGACAGTCAAAGTGTACAAGATCTTCAATCATGTTGACGAGACCGATAAGGAATTTTATGTAGGAAGTACCAAGCAGAAGTATTTAGCAAATCGTTGGGGTAATCACACATCATGTTGTAAAAAGGGCTTAAACAGGAAACTGTACAACCATATGAGAGAAAAGGGGATTGAAAATTTCAAGTGTATTCAACTCCATTCAGAAGAGATAGACGATAAAGATATTGACACCCAAAGAGCGTTAGAGCAAAAATATGTAGATGAATTAAAACCGACTCTCAATATTAATAATGCTAGAGGTTTAGTAGATGGTGCTGTTGATAAAGCGAGGGTACAGAAAACGATAAATGAATTGAGACAGTATAATTCTGATTATGAAAAGAAAACAGTAGAATACGGTAAAGAGTATCATAAGACCTACCATCCTGAATATTACCTCAACAACAAGGACAAAATAAAAGCGAATTGTAAGAAGTATCACGAGGTCAATAAAGAGAGAATAAATAAAGAAAGAAAGATCGTAAATGATGAAATTAAATTGTCAAAGAAATATTATTGCGAGACTTGTGATTTTGCTGGTATATCACCTAGTGCTTTGAACAAACACAATCTGAGTAAGAGACATTTGAAAAAAGTTGGAAATTGAACCCGAAGCAAACTCACCGTCTCAACAAGTATTTCTTTTTTTATCTTCTACATACGGATTTCCATAAATGAATTTCTATCTGAAAGAGAGCAAACATAAAAGTATATACGAAAGCAAACAGCATTTTCAAAAAATCCGAAAATTTAATTTCAATTATATACTCACTCCGATCTATGACTCTTGCTCAAAAATCGGTAATATGGAGAAATTTAAAACAGATATACGCCCAAAGAGGCTTACAACACAGAACACGGTGGAGTTCACCACAACACATTCTACAAAGGGAGTTAGACAGATTAACTGCCCCAAGACCCTTCATCCAAGAGGTGAGAGGTTTCAACCAAAACAGACTCAGACAACGCAGACGACAACTACCATTCGCAGAGCAGATTAGACAACCCAGAAGGCTTAGAGCGACCTTCCCATTCTATAACCCAAGAAACGGTATTCGTGGTCGGACTTATTTCGTCAATGGACTCGATTTAGATAGTAGCGATATAGCAAGCCTAAGACAAATTATTTCCCCTAGATTGAAACACGCCTTAAGAACGGGTATCACCCGAGGTGCTGATGTAGTGATTAATTTTATTTTCAAAGATAACAACATTATCACAAGTAAGTCATTTAATTCGTTCTTGATTCGTAACGAGCAAGACTTCTGGAATCTCTTACGGATGTACAACGACCTTAATACGGCAAATAACGAAAACTACACGCATACCATCATCACTATCAAAATCCGCATTGTAGCCGAAAATGCAGGTGGGTGTGCGAATCGTAAAAAAAAAACACGTATAGGGAACACCATTCATACCCGTGAAAAAACAAGTAATAACAACTGTTTCTTCGCAGAAGTCTTTACTCTACTGAATCTTGGAGTTAAACGATTGAGTAAGCAGAAGGGAAACGAAATCAGGAGAGAATTTGGTCTAATTAATGATTCCCTAATTCCAATCAGTACAGCCCTTGATATCTATAAACGATACAGGAGCGATCCAAATACTGATATCGCAATAACAGACAACTCCACACGCCAAACCTCCAAGACTGGTGATAATATCGTTAAGCACCTAGAGTTAACCGAAGACCATTACAGTACAGTTTTACTTAGTGAGAAACAGACCTGTGATAAATGCGGAAGGGTTTATTTCAAAACTCACGATGAAAAATCTTGTACTCTAGAGCGTCAAAAATTCTATGAGGCAAAGATTAAAAAAACAGGAAAACGATTTCTTCTGTGTGGGGATAAGAGTGAGGACTCGAATAACCAAGATATGGTTCTGCATTTCGACTGGGAAACCTTTCAAGATAAAAACATTGTAGAGGGTGAATTAATCCACACCCCGTATATCGTTGGTTTTCATGAAGATAGTGTATTCAAGTACCTCGCTGGCGATTCTTGTGTTAGAGAGTTTGTTGACTACCTGCTAAAGAAAGGTAAAGAATTAGCCGATGAGGACGCTGTACTAAATCAAGAAGACGAAATTCCTGTTGACGAAATTCCTGACGAAGAAGACGAAGGCGAACCCGCTAAAAAAAAGAAAAAAAAGCGAACTCTATTCGCCAACGCATTCAATGGGGCTAACTTTGACCACTATTTCATATTTCAGGAGTTCCTCAGGAGAGGTCTAAAACCCGATAAGCAGATTATTAACAATGGTTCTGTTATTTCCTTCCAGTATAAGAATATTAAACTATTTGATGTCTGTAAGCACCTACAGGGCGGATTGAGTGCTAACCTTAAAGCCCTTAAATGTGATGTACAGAAAGGTGATTTCAACCACGACTTAGCAACTCGTTGGGAGGATATGACGCCAGAGTTGAGAGAGTCTTGCCTCAAGTACCTCAAAAGCGATGTTATGGGTTTGCGTGAGATTTACAACAAACTAAATACCACTATCTACGACGAGTACAAAGTTAATCTGTCTAGTTATATCTCTACCAGCAGTCTGACATTCAATATGTGGAAGAAAAGCATTCGTAATAAGTTCAGCGTTGAATTACCCAACTTAGAACAGGAGAAGGCGTTTCGTCAATCAGTTAGGGGTGGTCGTACATACAAGAGTAAGCACAAATTCGTATCGGAGCAATACGAAGCATTCCACAAGGGCGAATGTAGTTTCGACGATATCAAAGATTTTGTGATTGATGCTGATGTAGTAAGTCTATATCCTACCGCTATGGCTCACTATCCCTACCCAGTCGGAGAATGTAAGGAGTTCAACCCAGACCAACCCATTGATGCTAAAGAATTATATGCAAAACAAGACAAATACTTCCACTTAAAGGATGATGGGTGGGTAACCTTTTTAATAAATGCTTTAGTATTCCAAGATGACAACTTTACGAATCATGATGGGCTGATAATATTTATAAGAAGTATTTTCAATAAAAAATGGAAAGTTCAAACATATAAAACGGACATAACTAATTATGTTGAGACACATAAACCAACAGGTAGTAACATGGATGAAACTCATTTAAAAAACATATTTCAAGTTTACAAAACTATATTTACAAATAAAATCGTTAGTAAGAATACAGTAGTCATTTCAAACGGTTCTAATATGGGTATCTACTTCATCAAATACACAACCAATAAGCATTTAATTCACTCTATCGGTGGAAGGCGAGATGAGAAAACGGGTGCGTTAAAATGGGATCTTCAGGACAACACTGCTGGCGGGTGGTATACCAGTATTGACATTGAGGATATGATTACTAACGGCTACAAGGTTGAAATACTTAAAGGTTACTATTGGGAGGAAGTAGATTACATCTTTAAGGACTACATCGAAACACTCTTTAAGAAAAAGGAGGCAGAAGCCAAAGCAGGTCGTAAAGGCTCGGTGATTTATATGCTTACTAAATTGTGGATGAACGGACTCTACGGGAAGAATATCCAACGCCCTATCTTCAATGAGAGTAGAATCATCAAATCGAATACCGAATACTGGAAGTTCTGGGGTACTCACATTATTAACGATGTAACAAGTGTTATTGGGGCTGATAATGAAATTGTATGGTTTGTATCAGGCACACCTCGACAGACTAAGGAGAAGACAGAGTGTATCACCAAACCAACGCAGTTAGGAGCGTTTATACTTGCCTACAGTAGAAGAATTATGGTCAACTTTATGAAAGAGGCAAACCCACAGTTCGATATATCTAATAACCCAAGTTTGGAAAATCAAGCGAAACAGATTGAGAATGACATATATTACACTGATACGGACTCCCTCCAGATGCACGCAAGAAACGCCAACCTGATTAAAGATTTGGGTAAAAAGAGTCTTGGTGGTATTACAGACGACCTCGGAGATAATTGTAAAATCATCAAGGGACTGTGGATTGCCCCTAAGTTGTATATGTTGGAATACATCAAGAAAGGCGACCCAAAGCCACACTTTCACTTCAGGGGTAAAGGTCTCAACAAGAACGACTTAACCGAAGCCCAGTTTGAGGATATGAGCGGTGGTAAGGAACTAAAAAATACTCGACGATTTCAAATGAAAAAGTTGCACATCAAGAAGAACAGCAAGCAACAGGCTATACCAGCGTTTAGCATCATACACTACTCAAAAGAACTCAATGAAAGACGGCTAACTCGCACAGTAAATTCAACCGCGTGGGATGGGCGTAAATTCGTTGGTAACACATCAGTACCGCACGGTTACGGGATTTGAGAGATTGAGCGACATTTGAATTAATTAATATTTTAATTTAGAAAAAAGATTGTGCCATATTATATATCACCTCCGACCTCGCACCCGAGACCACCGACCCAACACCCCAACAAAAAATCAAAGATGGCTCTTAACAAACTTGTAGAAGCAATCAATCAGGACTTTGATCTTGAAGGTAATTCCGCCTCTGAACTATTGAATTTTATTGAAAATTACGCCGAGAAGGACAGAGAACAGTACCAGAAGAACAAAGAGAACAAAGCACTAACCTTTGGAAAATATAAGGGTTACACAGTGAAAGAACTCTCCCTAACAATGAAAGGGAAGGACTACCTCGGATGGCTATTGAATCAGACTTGGTGTTCGGAGGAAAAATTTGGCTACATCCACGAAGAGTGTACCAAGTACAAAATTTCAAAAAAAAAGAATCAGCCAAGAGCATCTCTGGAATAATTGAACTAGACACAGTAGAGGTTATTTCCCGATTAAAATTAAAAGCATCAAGTTACAATACGCAAGACAAGAAAGCAGGTAGGTTGACCTTTAATGATAGGTATGACTCTTGGAACAAACCTCTCCTGACACACGAAGACTTAATTGAACTATTAAAAAAAATGGGGATTGGATGCTACTATTGTCAACAAGTTACTAATATCATCCCGACTCGCAGGAGAGACCCTTACCAGACGACTTTTGATCGTATAAATAATTCTCAGACACACTCTAAGGACAATTTGAAGGTTTGTTGTTGGCACTGTAATGAATTGAGATCTAATGATTTTTCAAGTGATGCATTTTATTCAAAACGGAGGGGGAAACCCCCTCCCACCCCCGAGGCGGAGGACGACTGTCCGTGAGCCTCATTCAAAACGAAGACTACTCAACCAGTGATGGTGTAGATCTTTCTTTATTGATTGTGGTAATACCATTTCATTACTTGATTGGATTACTTTCTTGTAAATATCATTTAGAACCTTTTTCTCTGCCTCTGTTAATTGATCTGGCTGTCCTGCGGACGCTCCCACGCAGTGGGTGGTTGTGTCGATGATAACCTCGTCAACAATAGTGCTTCCCATCCTTTTTTTTTTTGGTTTGTATATATTATAACAATTATTGTTTTTGAAAAATTAAATTAAATGTCTATTTTTTGTATGTCTTACTAGCAAGACCTAGTGCTTCTTTGTATGAACACCCGTGCTTTTTACGAGTGTTTCGGACGTGAGCAATCCAAGGACTGACCTTCTTCTTGCCTTCCCCAGTGAAGTGATCAATACTGTGACTAATACCTCCATCTTTCTTTTTATCAACTAAGTTCGTCTCGGCATCATCACCAGCCAATTTTGCACTTATACTCACAGGATCTACAGTTGACTTCTTGTTTGTTGTGTAATGGATAACTTTAGACTCCTTACTATCACGTCCTAAAATCTTAGAGACTTTATCACTAACTACTCCAAGGGGGCTAGATCCCCGATTAAAAACTACCGCTGGTACTCCTGTTTGCTTACTTATGTTCTGGGCGACCCGTCCACCCAATGAATGCCCTGTGAGTGTATGGTCATAATCTCCATATTTTACTTTTGCTTTTTTGACTATAGAGCCAACCTCTTTCGTTCTTTTACCTAATCTATCTGTCCCCATAGCAATACCCAGATCACTGCGTATATCTCTCATTGCGTGCTTCCTACTCGTAAACCGAGACCCCGTGACGGCACTAACAACTTCTTTAGTGGTGGGATTGTATGCAATCATGATATCTTCATTACTCAAGTCACGATCTAGTTTAAAACCCTCAGGTAATTTCTTCATCCTCACAGACACATTTTTATACGCTAGATCGGACATATTGGCATAAAACGTTTGTTGCTTGTTATCCTTTCCTCGTAAACCACCCCGCTGAGTGCCATAGCGTTTGCAAGTCCAGTTTGACATTGTTTTTGAAACTTATATAAGGTGAAACATAATTACTATTCTTCCATTTTATTATTTTGAGATTCTTCAAGTCTCTTTTCTCGTTCCTTCTCAGCGGTATATTCTCTCTTTAAACGGTCTAGCATTTGCTGATACTCTTGCTTTAACTCAGGTGGGCAAGTCCCTAACACCGACTTACTGATTTTTTTCAGGTCGACGAAGAGACTCTTCAATTCATCAACATAATTTCCTAGTTTGAAGTTGAACTCACCAACGACTAAGTAGTCCTCGTCTCTTTCATCTGCCATAGCGATCTGTCTAATAGTGCTATGACAGTAGTTCACATTATTCTGAATAAGACCAAAGACATCATCAATTGCTTGATCAAGAGGCATTTCGGTACCATTGTATGTCACAGTAGTTGCATTCGACGTAGTGGACATTGTTGTTTAAGATTAATCGAGTCACTTAAATTGATTTAATATATTAATTGAAACATTTTATCTTTTGATTAAATATATAATTAAATCATTTAAGATGTCTGATCTAATTCTTAACCCGAGGACTCAACGCTTCGTCAAGATTGGCGGTCCCTCTTACCGCAAAGCAATAAAGAATGGCGATATAATCCCCCCTAGTATGAAAAATGTCAAGCCAGTAGAACAACCCGACCCGATTGAACCAATCCAACACCCTGAAATAGAATATGATGAGTCTAGATTACAGGATAAACTAAGCGAAATGACTAAAAATGTAATCCAAAATAATTTTGAGCAGTTAGCCAATGAAAATTTAACAGACAAACAGATAGACAAACTACTCAAGAAGATGTTATTTCAGAAACTGTGTATTGATCAACCAACTGATAAACTAAAAGTTAAACCCAAAAAAACTAAGAAAGTTAAAACCAAAACCAAATCAAAACGATTCAAAGTCATCACGCCACCTCCAAGCAGTAGCGATCAATCCGAGTCAGAGTCCGATTGATTTTCTTTAATAATAGTATATATATTTTTTCTCAATCTAGCAGGTGTGTTAACACTCAAATCAACCATCAAGTTGTCATACGGATCATTACAAATATGTTTAAAAATATGGCGAATTGTCTCGACGGTCAATCCACAACGATTAGCGATAGTGTCTAATTCCTGTTTACTGTTTGGTTTATACAATAAGAACTGTGTAGCACACTTACGAGCAATTGGTGGACAATCAAAGAAACTCTGGAAACTTAAAAGAATTGAAACATTCCGATGACTACTAATAAATCTTACTAGTGTTGACAGTTTGCGTTGGTCTTCCTTATTTATCCTAATCATCTCCCAGTCGTCAATAACGACGCAAGTTTTTACGTTCTCGTCAAAATCTTCAAGGCTTATCATCTGATCAGTTAGTATATCAGGTTCACAATCAAGCCATTCACGGCTTTCTACATCACAAGTAATAATGAACAACTTTTTAAATTTCCTTCTACTTGACTGATGTCTTAGGAACAGTTGCTTTATGGTATTTGTCTTACCACGACCGACATTACCCAAGGCGACTAAGCGGAATGGGTGGGGTAATAAGCCGATATTTTGACCTTCTTTCCATTTCTCATTCCATCCAGTATCCTTGTCCTGATTCTTAATGATAACAGTATAACTCGGTAAGGGAGGTATTTTCTTCTTCTTGTGTTTTTTAGGTTTAGTTTTTGCAGTTTTTAAAAGTTTATATGCGAGGTCACTCTCAACGAGGTACGGTTCGGCATTCATTTTTACTTTTTTTTTTAAAGTATATTAGCATAAATATAATTTGAATTAAATTGAACTAACGTATAAAAAAAGTTTTAACAAAAATGAACCCATATCAACTAATGGCTGGGAGTCCCGCCTTCTTTGATAAATCCCGTGCTAGTGCTACTATGCCCGATCAGGACGCCTCTAGTTTCAATAACAATTATTTGAAGAATCCATACAACATTCCAATGCCTGTTGGTGACCCCCAAGTTAACCCCAAGGGGAGCGTGAACACCCCCACTGATCAATGGGGCTTTGTTTCAGCAAGTTCAAAAGATGCTAATATGCATCACGATCCTGCTATTGTCAATGACTACCTTAAGAGAGATCCAAAACTGACTTTTTACGAAACAGCACCAGAGTTTGGCTTGCTGTCTACTGATGCTCCTCTAGAAGAATACATACAACCAAAGACAGACAAAAACACCACCATCAAGAGAATCAAAACACTCATAAAGACTCTAAGATATGCGTGGCACGCTGTAGAACCTACGATCGATAATAAGATAGGTGAGGTGATGGAAACGAGTAAGTATCTGATAGTAGTGGAAAGGGAACTAACGAAATTGATAGTCATTGCTAGCAGGAGAATTCTTAAACCTAGCGAAATCCAATACATCGAACAAATAGAGTCGTATGTCCTTACTCTTGTCCAAGCATCCCAACAATCCAACATCAGCGTAAAAAAAGAGGTGAAACGAGAGGACGCTAGTGATGATAGTGACGATAATGATGATGATTCTGAAGGTGGAAGTGCTGGCTCTGTTGGCTCTTTTGGTGATCTAAGCGATGTGAGGGATGGGAGTAGCGAAGAAGACGAGGGTGATCATGCTAGTTTAAATGAGGAAGAAATTAATTCCATATTAGCGTCGATTATAGAAGAATCGGAGGAGGAAGACCCAGACGAGGGTGATGCGTTTACAGTCGATATATCCAGTCAACCGCCCGCAATCACCTCTAATAGGGGACTCGGTCAACTTTTAAATATGTCACTAACATCTGACCCTGATATCACCCCCGAGGTTGATAGTGGGCAAGTTGATAGTATAATATCGACCACTGCTACCCCAGTCCCATCATTAAGTGGTGTTAATCAACCCATAGCAGGCGGGATGGGTGAAGTTAGAGTTACAGATCCCGCTAATATTCGCCCTACCGTAGATGAAGAAAAAAATAAAGAGGATATAAGGGGAGTTATGGATTCTTTGTTAGACGGAGTGGAACAAAAAGAACAAAAAGAACAAAAAGAAAAAGAAAAGGATATGACAGAGAGCATTACCGATACTACAAAGGAATGGTTCAAGACTCAAAATATTTCACATAATAGCAATATAGAAGTCAGAGGTGAACAGTGGTTGAATAAGGATCAAATGATAGAACTTGCCGATATTCTGGGAGGGAAAGGTCAAGAGGTTTCATCTCGTAAAAAAGCATTGACATACATAAAAAAGCAACTTAGGGCAAATGATCACTTCACAAAACGAGTGTTTGAGGATGTTATAGCGAAGGGTGGCATCAAAAAAGACGAGACTGGTAGTATCCGAGAAGGACTATCCAATTTCAAGTCCCAAAAAAAAACGCCGAAAGAACAAAAAACCCCACACGGAAAAAAAAGAAGAAAGGATTTTTTCTCGTAAAGTCACCCCACAGTGAGCCTCATTTCCATTGTGAAAGAACTCTCTCAGCAGATTCATTAATTTTAATCATTTGTTTCTTCTTATTTTTTTTAGTTTTACTTCGCTCCCGAGCCATCTTTATTAATAATTTCTCCCCAGCCAGATATTTCGGCTTTTTGGGTTTCTTGAGTTCCTCTTCCATTTTTTGGATGGCTTCAAAGTCAACAGCATCCTCCTCTATTTCAATTGTGGGTGTAAAAATACTTCTACAGGCGAAAAAATCTGTACCCCCAACGCAACCGTGCGGTACACCAAGCATCACCACTATGTCAAAACAATACTATATTTCTATATCTATAGTTTGATTATTTTTTCTTATTTAATTAAGGGGCAAGCCCCTTTTAATCCCCGACACGGAGGACGTATGTCCGTGAGTGTCAGCCCCTCGTTGGACTCAACATTCCACGCTTAGCAATACGGGCTATCATTGCTTGACGCTTTATACTCTCTCGATTTAATTTCCTTGATTGTTTTTGAGTATCAATCCCCGCAGGGAGATGTCCGTGAGCGTCAGAATGACAAGAAGATTGCCCCAGAACGGCATTACCCATATTTTTTAATTTCCTCGATGGGATCATAAAGCGAACAACAACTGTTAACTGCCATTCTTCTCCTCCCGTACTGACGTCTAAGAGTAATTGGTCTACGAGTCTAAAATTCAATGTCTGAAACTGATTCCCAATCAACTCTTCCGCATTAACTCTCAGCGGATTGAATGGGCTGTAGTTAATTAGACTACCTACTTTGGCTGTGATTGGGACAGCAGTTAAAATGCCCTGACCATCTTGGTTTTGAGGGATACCCGTTTTTGACATAGTGGAAAGAATGTAATAACTAGTGATTTTATTGAACCCAGCCAGCCTGTCCCCAAAGATGCTATCGTCAGTATCCCCACTGATTAGACTGGTAAAACCCATTATGTCACTTAGTGTATTCGGTCTGGTAAAATCGATACTGACACCATCGTATTTGAATGTAAGAACACATCGCTGGGTGGCATCGTTACTTGAAATTTCAAATAGATCGCTTGGTAATTCGGGTTCTTCGTTTGGCAATTGTAACTTGAAAAACAAATCCAATTCGGTAACCCCATACAAACCCTCTGGGACTAGGATGTCATAATCAACACCACTGTATGAAATGTAAAAATGATCGTTATTGTATAAAGGACTAATGTTGGGTGAAGTATTCCATACAGAAGCCTGCACAACTTCTATGGTGCAATTTTCGGCATCCTGTGGAATTGCGATCGGACTGTGTAATGATACTTCGAATTGGTTACCCAACGTCCCAACCTTTTTAGCACCTGTAGCCTCAGCACTATTGAAGAATATCGGAAGTTGTTTTTCAATGAGCATATTTGATAAAGTGCTTCGCACGGTTTCGCAGAAACAATCTAGTGTCTTGTTTATATCTTATGTATTATATTTGAATTTGATTTAATTTATTTATTTTTTATATCTTTCTAAGTATAACAACAACTACAGTGAACTATCACGCACTTTATTAAAAAAATGACTTCTGGATTAAATCGAACATTTAGACAAGTTACCTGTAAGAGGGCGGTTTCCGATGAATCGTTCCCTCGTGGGGTGCTTGATTTTGACTTCTCAATCGGCGGAAAAACAGTTTTTATTCCTTCACGCTCATACTTTAGAATTGGAGTTGAACTCCGTGGAAAGGAAGACGCATTGCCTGACGGATCGGATGTAGCGTTTGCAAATTTCTGTGCTGGTAACCTGTTTGACAACTGTTACTTCCTTGCTGGCGGTCAAAACGTGTCAAACATCGTGAACTACGCCAGTCAGGCACACGCTCTAGGCTATTCCCTTAAGAAATCTGGTGCTTGGCTTAAAAGTATTGGGAAAGACGGCTTCGGGATTGAACCCTCCCTATCACAAAGACTTGTCAACGCTAAAAAAAATGTGACGACAATAGATAGCGAACACGGAAATGCTAGTACTCGATATTTTATGTACCAACCTCCCGTGGGGATTATGAGTTACGACAAACCTATGGGGGCAGGGGATTACCGATTTCAATTTAACCCCAACAGTAAGTACAAATTTGCCTGTGTCGAAACACCCGAAACTGCAGTGGAGAATCCAGGAACGGGTGAAGCCAACGACTTTAATTTTACAGTTAAATCTATGGAATTGTACATTTGTACTGAAATGATGGACGTTAGCCCGACAGGTACTGAACTCCTTAACCTAATGGAGATGAGCGTTCAGACTAAACCTATGAATGGGAAAAGTGCTAATTTAGATTTTAGTTTACCTCCAAGCACACAGGCTATCACAGTCTTTGTTCAGAGTGCTAAAGCGGGTCAAACTACTCTTGTACCACCAAGTAGTTTCATTACATCAAAAGATAAACACGAAGAACGAACATTGAACTCGCTACAAATCACCTATGCTAATCAAACAAAACCGCCTACCCGATGGACTTCGGCGTTTGACTCCACAGCAACTGTTAGTGTTAATCAATTACAACAAAGATATTTGGATACACATTTGGAGAGCGGACAGGCGTTCTCTGGTGGGGGAAGCCAAACATTTAACGACTGGCTTCTTTCGCCCTACTATCACTACAGTTGGGTTCGTGATGCTAATGACAGAGCAACGCAAATGCAACTGATGATTGATTTTCACGTAGATCTCGCAGATGCGAATGTTTTCGTAGTAGCCCACTATAGTCGTACAGTCCAGATGAGTATTACCAATGGTTACGTGACTAGTGTGAACTCTTTGAGTGTCTAAGGGGGTTTCCCCCACTGTGAGTGTCTATTTTTGAAAATATAATATAATATAATATATAGTATAGTATAATTATGTGGAAACGCAAAGCAATGAGAGCGTTGAGGAAAAATACACGGAAGGGGACACCAATTCGACGATGGGTCAGACGAGCAAGACGAACTCAACGAGGGGGATTTTTAGTTACTGGTTTGGTAGCGTTAGGGACGGCTCTCGCACCTTATCTGACGGCGGGTGCTACTGGTGCTATCACTTCGGCGAGTGCGTATGGGACGACTAAACTATTAAAAAAGGCAGAGAACTTCAATAAGGGAGAACGCAAAGTAAGGCGTCAAGCAAGACGACAAGCAAGACGAGTTAGAAGGAGTAGGGGGTAAACCCCCGCTCACGGGCTACGCCCTCCGCTTGGGGGCGTGGGGGACGGCGAAGCCGACGTCCGCAGGACTCGAACCCCCACAGTGAGCGGTTAAATTGTTTATTATTATTTTTTTTTATTTCGTAGGGTATAACCACAAAAAGAATTCACTATGAGGAAACGCTCGCTACGTAAGAGAGGTCGCAAACTCAGATCTTGGATCAATAAGGCACACCGAGTCTCAAAACGGTATGGATTTGATGCTCCCATCAGTAAGGCATTTAACGATTACTTGAAAAATAAGGTCAAGAACCCAATTGCAAGACAGGCCATCAAACAAGGTGTTTCAAAGGTAATTAATGGCAATGGGCTTAGACTCGCTGGCAACGGGCTTAGACTCGCTGGCAATGGGCTTAGACGATCGTATCGACTACCTACCCGAAGAACAATTCGTTAAGGTAATTCTGGTAAAATTTATTTCTAATGATATACTTTGCGAAAAAAAAACCCGTCGTTCTTCAAAATGCACAAGGAAAAGGAAGCAGAGACCCTCTTCAAGAAAGAAAAAAAACGACTAATCAAAAAATTTGGACGAGTAGCCTTAACCAACATACAGATAGATAAATTCTGCGATAAGGAACTAGGTGATAAATATAAGGGAAGTTATGCTGTTGATGATTCTTATGAAAGAAAGATAGGGATGATGATTATCAATACAGATACGAAAAATGGTAGCGGTATCCACTGGATAAGCCTCTATTCAACCCCAAATACTGTATACTACTACGACAGTTTTTCAAGAAGCCCGAAATCGTTGACACCCAAACTGGTAAAGAAATTCAAGAACAAAAAAATTATTCGTGTAGACCCTAGCGATAAAGAGCAACTTGACCCTGAAAATATCTGTGGACACTTGAGCATAAGTTTTCTTCTCTGTGTAAAAAAATTAGGAATACGTAAAGCCAAACTGATTTAAGTATATTTGTAGTATTTTTTTTCTCTGTGTCTATATAATTTATTGAGAAACAATGAGCGTAAACAGATTCCTATCCTTTGGCGATGATAACGATGGGGACTCGAGTA